AAGAGTTCTGCGCTATCGGGGAAAGCTTTAAAGGGAGGCGGTCTTCCAGAGTGAGCCGTCGTCGCACACAGTCGGTTGTTACAATCGACAGTGTAAAAACCTCCCGGGCGTGATAAGTTGCATAGCCTATGCAACTTAAGCTCGATCTCAAAATCGAATCCACCCTTGAAAACCTGATCCTCGAAGAGACGAAGTTGCGGCTCGAATGCCGTGCTGCCTTGACGCGGCGCGGCTACGCGTACGACTGGAAGGCCTTCGAAACCTGGTGCCGATCTGTCAATCGGCCAAGCTTTCCTGCCACCATCCAGACCGTGTGCTCGTTCGTTACGGACCAGCTCGCTCGGGGCTACAAAGTAAGTAGCACCCAACGCCGACTGCAAGGCGTTCTGCACACTCTGCGGGAGCAAGGTTTCCCGCTCGACCCCCAGGCAAATTACGCCAAAATGATCCTGTCCGGTGCCCAGCGCTTGCGCTGCGAGCAGCCGCGACAAATGACCCCTTTGACCCCGGAACATATAGCCGCGATCTCCGGCAAACTCATCGCCGAAGGCACGCCCTATGCAATCCGCAACCGCTGCATTATTGCGCTGGGATTCGCATCCGCCCTTCGACGTTCGACGCTGTCGATGCTCACGCTCAGCGATATAACTTTCTCCTCGGCCGGCATGCTGATCCGGGTGAGAAAGGAGAAACAAGACCAGGAGGGAAAGGGCCGAGTCATACCCATTCCCGGCGGGACCGGTCTCGGCTGTCCCTGCGCGGCGCTCAAGGCGTGGATAGCAATCCGCACCACTGCGCCTGGTCCGCTGTTTGTTAGACTCGACCCACAGCATCGGGGGAAATTGTGCGCCATGACTTCGGACACGGTCTGGCGTACGGTAAAGGCCTCCGTCCAGAAGATTGGACTCGATCCTAAATCCTACGGGTCGCACTCGCTGCGCGCGGGCTTCATAACTGAAGCTCTCAGTCGCGGGATTGGTGAGGTCAGAGTGGCGAACCATAGTGGTCATAGGTCCCTAGACACCTTGCGCCGCTACTTCCGGCCCGTTGATCCCTTCAGAACGGCTATCGGACTCTGACGTCTTTTTCGTTCTAGCCTTACGCACACGCTGCATTTCCGCCGAACGCTCCTCAGGCGTCATCTTGCGGATTCGCTCGACCCCAATTTTCCGGCCTTTCCGGCCGAGTAACTCGGCAGCCTTACTTCGCGGGGATTTTTTCATCTTCGTTGTAATATACTCCAAATCACGACACGTGGCGTAGGTTTTTTTGATATAGTCACCCGATGACCACTTATCCTGGTCACCTATTGAGCAGTTCTTGTAGTCACCCACGACCACCGTATTGAAAAGAAGCTGAAAGGAAGAGGAAATGTTCAGGTTCACGCTGCTACAAACCTTTCTCAGTATTCCGTCGTCGTCGTCCTTGAAGCGACGACGACGGCTGCAATCAGAATAATGAAGACCCTGGGAGCTGAACTCCTCAGCCGCATCGGACCTGCGCTGAAAGGCGGCTGGGTCCGCGAGACGCGCATTCAGGTCTACCTTGCAGTCCGGCACGAAATTCGACAGGGCTGTAGGGAGACGTATTCGGAGACGCTGGAAATGGCGCGTCTGATTCTATATCGAGAGTTGACGCTCCGTCGCGCCATGCGTAGTGGCCACGTTCGCACACAGCAGGCAACTTGGCCACGACATCTCGGCACGGCAGCAATCATGTTGGAGATCGGCATCAGGAAGCGTCTACGTTCCAGGATCGTGGTTACCGACCTGCTAACACCGGAACTGGAAGACCGTATCGCCAAGGCTGTCCAAAACGCCCTCCGGAACGAAACGCGATTGTGGTTTTGACTTTGACGACGACGGTACGGGTCTCTTCCTGAGATAGGTACCGGAAACGCTTGTCCCCTGACGACATTGGTGCAAGCCTGACGTCATGACGTGGCCAAACGAAGAGCAATCCTTCCGGATCTGCCTATTGGGGGTGCTTCTTTGGGGAGGCGAGGAGATCCTAAAACGGCTCGACAGGATCGTGAAATTGTTGGAGAAGGAGGGGACCCTCGAAGAGCTGAAGAAGGTCAGAGCAGCACTGGACCCACGCTCCCGGCGATAAGCCGGACCAACCAGGAAGAATTTCTTCCTACTTCACCTCACGCCCAAACCTGAACCAAAGACCGTTGCACCGCTCCACAATCGCCGCGCAGTCAATCCCGTACTTCCGCTCAAACGACAGCTTCCCGATCTGGTGATACTCGGCGTGTTCCAGCGCCGTCAGTGGGATGCACGAATAGTCTGAGGCCTTCATCTTGGCCCCGCCATCCGATCCTGTATGCGCAGCTTCGCACCCGTGATACCCCGATACTGCTGAGGGCAATGTCCGGATCCACGCTTTATAGCGATAATCCCGCGGGCAGCTCGTACGCCGCTTTTTAGGAGCCCGGCGATTGCCAGGCCCCTTGCGGTAATAGACATAGGTGAGCTCGCCCATCAGATAACGCCGGCGTCTTGCAGTTGGTCCCGCAGATCGACGATCGCGTCCAGCTCTGTGGGACCGCGGCCGACTTTCCACTCCTCAAGGCCGTCACACCATGCCATCCAGTCGTTGCTGCGATCCGGAATGGGCGGGTGGACGAAGCTCGTCTTGACCGTGTAATTTCCCAAAATCATTGAGCGCCGCCGTCCCAAGCCAGGAATCCAGCCTTGTCCGCCGCGATGAATATCGAGGTGGCGATCGCGGCCAGGTCGCGGGAATCGAACCGCACAGACCCACCCTCACCGGCTAAGGCACGCTCAGCCGCGAGTGTTGCGCGGCCGGCATCCACCAGGAACAGAGCGAACGCATCGGCATACTGACGCTTCAGGTTCGGGTGAGACGGTTGCGGCATCGAGCGCACGGCCGGCGCCGGAGCTGCCACCGGTCCATACGTTCCAGTTCCCTGAGCTGGCGGAACTGAAGCGGCCGGCATCGCCTGTTGTGAGGATGCTGCAGCTTTTCGGCCTTCGTTCTTCACGATGGAATCCCGGAGCTTCTTTTCGAGCGGCGACATCTCCGGCCGTTCGGTCCGGAGATAAACATCCCATCCCGCACGCTCGCCCCGATACCCCGAGAGTTTCTTCACGATCAGAAACGGTTCACCAACACGCGGCTCCAGAGCTTCAACCATGCGGGCTGGAGCGGCATCCAGATACATCACCTTGTTACCCTCCAGACTGAACATCGTCTGAGGGCCGTATTGACCTTCCACGGTTTTGCCGGTCGGGAACTGTAAGGCCACTTCCACCGGCATGTTGGGAGAAAAACGAACGACTTCACGCGACATGATCCACTTCCTCCTATTCGAAAAATCAGAGCACTTCCGCACCGAGAGCCCATTCCAGGCCCGCGATCTCACCTTGCAACTGATACAGCTTTGCCGCCCTTCCCTCCTGGGGTTGCAGCGGCGCACACAGTTCCCGGACCGCGGCGTTCAGCTCGCCGATCCGCGCCTCGACCTGCTCTCGATTACGCACGGTCGAAATACCTACGAATTGCCCGCTGCACGCGGGACCTCACGATAAAAGCCTCGATCTGCCGTCCACTGAGCGACCAGACCAGGCAAAAAGCCCCGACGGTTAAACACGAAAAGAACTTCAACATTTACGCCACCTCCGGAAACAACTCACCCTGAATCCGGTCAATCTTGGAAGGCTTCCGATCGATCCACGCCAGAAACGCATCGGCCTCGATCGATGACACACCTGCCGCCACCATCACCGGAGCCCAACGGTTCGGCCCATGCAACTGGCACCCAGATGCATCGGCCTGGTCACCCACACAAACGCACTCGCATTCCGGTTCCGACTGCTCAAACCTGATCTTGCAGGCCGGGCAGCAGAACAGCGCCGTCTCCCTCCCCGCTTCGTCCGTCCCGTCGACGACGAGCTCTAATTCATGAACGAGAAACGACTCCGAGCACGATTGGCACTTCGAAGTTTCGAAGACCGGCTGCGAGTTGTAAATCTCTTCAGCGAAGCGATTGCGCGCATAGTTCGCGGCGAGGTCGGAGGCGGTTTGTTGTTGGAAGCGATCCATGTAATTAGTCTCTCACGACGGACTAATATTGTAAAGAGAAAAATAGTCTACTATAGTGTTGTTTATGGGAATTCCAGCGAGTATGATTTGCCGGTGTCTCAGGTGCGGCCACGAGTGGGTGAAGCGGATCGCGGGTCGGCCTGGTCGCTGCGCTCACTGCAAGGAAACCAACTGGGACGTCCCGGTGGGCGTGCTGAAACGTGGCCGGCCAAAGGTAAAGAAGGCCGTGAAGAAAGGGAAGGCGGCAACCTAATTCCAACGGCAGTATTTCATTTTTCGGCTGGCCCTTCTACCCTAAACGTCAGATGGTCCGGCTTGGTCTCAAGTTCAATTTCGAAATCGGAAGCTCAAGTTCCAGAGGAGAAGAGACGATGCCAAAAGATTGGATGAACAAGTTTCTCAAGGACCGCCAGGAACGTTTCGACGAGAACATCCGCAAAGCTCAGTTGCAGGGGATTGCAAACAGCCAGATCCCCCAGATGTTTCGTCGGTTGTGCGCCCAGATCACCGAGGACCTGGCGAAATATCGCTCGGCGCCTCTCGCAAAACAAATCAACGCGCAACCAGATCAACATACCGGTGCGTTCACGGTGGAAGCTCAGAGCTATCCGCATTTCTGGATGCAGCTCCTTCCGGCCTCAACCTGCATCGAGGTGAAGTTGTCAAAGAGGAGAAGTTCAAGCGCTCCGCAGGTGGACGAGCCCGAGCAGGTGCAGATCTTTGTATCCGCGGATGGTGCCGAGGAGCTGTATTATTCAATCGCGGGCGAGCGGTACTTGGATGAATCCGGTGTGTCCGAGCTCTTACTCAAGCCGCTGCTGGAGTTTATCGGCGGGTAAATGAGAGTAGCCATCTACGCCCGCGTCTCGACCAAACAGCAGAAGCAGGATCTGCAGCTCGACGAGTGCAGGGTCTTCGCCAAAGCAAACGGATGGGAGATCGTCGAGTACCTGGAGACGGAATCGAGCGTCAAGAAACGGCCGATCTTTGACGGCATGATGGACGATGCCCACCGGCGGAAGTTCGATATCGTGATCGCCTGGAAGCTGGATCGCATTGCCCGCTCGATGAAGGACTTCCTCGACATCGCCCTTCGGTTGGAAAAATCGAACGTCCGCTTCCTTTCGGTCACCCAGAAGAATATCGACACCGACCAGAAAGACCCCATGGGCCGTTTCCTGCTTCAGCTCTTCGCCTCCCTGGCGGAGCTCGAGCGCGGCATCATCCTCGAGCGGGTCAAAGCCGGCGTGAAAGCTGCCCAGGCCCGCGGCGTCAGATTCGGCCGTCCCCGGAAGGTCTTCCACCGCGGCCGCGCGCTCGAACTACGGGAGCAGGGTCTGAGTTTTCGCGCGATCGCTCGTGAACTTGGGGTTCCGCTCGCCACCGTCCAGCGAGCTGTATCACCGGAAGCGTCAAACCCACGCCAATCGCCTGTATCGAAAGTCTCCCCGAAACGCTCCCGCTAAGTGACGCATTGAAAACACTAGGCTTCGCCTGGTGAGCCCCAAAACAACCTGTAGTTTTCGGTACGGGCCATACCTGCAGCTCGCGCTCGAGCATCGTCAGATCCGACGCGTGGGCCCGGCCCCCGCCGCCACAAATGTGCACGCCCGGCGGCGAAAACTAAATTTGCGGGGTCCTACCGCGCTGCCGCTTCCTGACACGCAGCGGCTTTCACCTCGCACGGCGAGCAGCGATGGCGCGGCATGCGGCAGTTGCAATCAAGGCTGCAAGCAATCAGAGCGGCGATGACGCTTGGCACCAATACCACCGCGAAGGCGCCGAGGTAGATTCCAAGTACGACTCTCACGCTACCCTCTTCAGCCATCCAAGAGACGATCCCTGCCGGGGCTCCCTGGGCTTGTAGTAATCCGGATCGGCGAACTTCTCCTGGAATATCCGCTCCCACCTGGCTTCCTCGACGCACTTAAGGCACAGACCGCATTTACATCGCGGCTTGCCCCTGATGGGCCTCGGCTGTGTTGGGGGCATCGGCTTGCGCCAGCTCGATCGGCCCCGTCGGACCTTTGGCGGTTTCTGCTCCTGCACCGTTTCAATGAGCAGCTCGAGAATGGCCTGCTCCGCCAGCTCCGGCTCCTCGGGTGTCACGCGGCGGCCTCAACTTGCTCGAGCATCCTGCAGAACGGTCCCTTGCACTGGCAGCCTGGCTTGTGGATCTCCCGGTCCACCCATTCCCCTCGAAATGCGCCCTCGTGTTGCATGGCCCACACCGCCAGCAAACCCGTGCTGTTGCCGATTGCGCCGCGGATGTCGCACACGTAAGACGCGACTGTGTTGACGCTGATGCCCAATCGCTCCGCAATCTCCTTATGCAGGAGACCCTCACACAGGAGCCTGAGCACCTGGCGCTCCTTCAGGCTGAGTCTGACTTTGCCGCGACCGTCGTTCTGCATGGCTGCCTACTAACCTTCGGGGTACCCTTCTGCGAGGACCCTAAACTGGGGAATTGCCTCTTAGTATCTTCGCGCACATAATCGGAGCTGACAATGAAGTCCGCGAAGCTTCATCTTGTAAATCCCTCCGAAACTGCTTCCCTTGAACGTGCCCAGGCAATTGACCGCCTGGGCACGCTTCATTCCATCCTGGCCGACTATGCCGTGCAGATCGCGCCGTTCGAGGCGGAAGCCGACGAGCTGGAGGCAAAGCTCCTTGCGCTGTACGAAGGCAAGGACGCCGCGCAAGTATTCACCGACGAGGGATCATCTTACCGGCTGAGAGTCGGAGCGTGCGCCGAGACGCAACAGCTCGACGTGGCAGCCCGCGCCAAAGTTCTGAAGGAGATCGGCAAGGAAGCCTATCTCGCCCTCTGCAAACCGACGTTCGAGGCGCTGAAATCTGCGCTCACGCCGGCCAAGTACGAGCAGCTCATCCGCAAAGAGCGGGTGGGAAAGCGCTCCATCAAAACCGTAGTGAAAGCCGCCCCCGAGCCTGTAAAGGCCGCGGCGTAGGAGACTCACGATGTTTGCCCAGAGACTCACGATGTTTGCCCAGACCAGCAAAGCCCAGGCCGGCCAGGCCACCTTAAATGAACGTCGGGACGCCGCCGAGCAGGCCGAGCGGGATTATGTTCGTCGCTGCGAAGCCGATGCCCAGAGGCAGCGCGACGAACGCGAGTATCGCCAGATTCATGAGCTCCTCGTGGCTATCGCTCCCACTGTGCGAAAGTACCGAGCCTTGCGTGAGAAACTGATTGCCGCCTACCCCGACGCTTCGATCGTCGGGACTGAGCTGAACTGGTAAAGCTATACCTAAAAGGGCTCCGGGCGGTCCGGCTCTTCACGAGCGATTGTTGGCCGCCCGTCCCATATTGAAAGTAATTCCCCGCGCCGTGGGTACGGCGTTCCCCGCGAGGTCAAACAGCCGACGTGTCGAAACGCCAACTTCAGAAGAAAGTTCTGGTGCTCGGAGCTACGCCTGGCGCGATGACCAGCCCCAAGCGAGCGCTTGAGCTGATCGCGAGAGGGCGCGCTATAGCGCTCAACGAGTGGACGATCCAAATGCTTCCGGAGTTCGCGGCCGCTAGCGCCGAATCCGAGGATGCGCGATCGCGGCCGCACTCGCCGTATCTGTTCGAGGTCGTCGCTCCATTCCACGACTTCAGCGCCGGTCATCAGAGTTTCCTGCCGTATCCACAGAAAGACCAGGAGACGCGGTGGATTACCGATCGGACTGGAGCGCATCGACTGAGGCGCGCGGCGTGAATGCCCCGCTGATTTCGCGGCTGCTCGCCGTTCAATTAGCGTTCTGTTCCGACCTGGCAGACGAGCTGACGATCGTAGGCTGTGCCGTCAATGATCCGGAGGTGCTGGCTGCTGTTCAGCGATGCGCGTGGCGCTTGCGAGCATTCGAAAAGCTGGCCAGGGATGCCGGCGGCCAGGCGGGGCGCGCGAGCTTTGAATTTCTGACGAAGTGATGCCCTACGGAATCGACCCGCGGGACTGCCCCGAACCCTGTTTTTTTATGAAGCTCGAAGCTGTCATCATCTCCGCTGGCTGCGCTGACTTCCTCGCGCACACCTTGCCCTTTAATAAGCCTCACTTCGATCGCATCATCGTTGTGACGTCACCCGAAGATCAGGACACCCAGCGCGTCTGCGATTACTGGGGCGTCCCGTACGAGCGAACGGACAAGCTGAACACCCGCTGGCAAGGGAATTTCTGCAAGGGCGCCGGCATCAACGTCGGGTTGGGCAAGCTGGACAAAGACGGCTGGGTCCTGCACATGGACGCGGACATCGCGCTTCCGCCGCACACACGGCGATCGCTCGAAGCTGCGGACCTCGACCCGTCGATGATTTATGGCGTCGACCGGCTGGAGTGCAAGAGCTGGGAAGACTGGCAACGTTTTATCGGGAGCCCTGAGCCGGCGATCCAAGGCAACGGCTTTTTCATCCATACGACTCATGCGCCGTTCCAACTGGGTACGCGGGTCGCGTTTCAGCACCACGGCGGCTATATCCCGATCGGCTTCTTTCAGCTCTGGCACCCCGGCGAGTCGAAGGTATCAGCGTATCCCGAGGGCCACACCGATGCCGGCAAGGAAGACGCCAATTTCCCGACGCAGTGGCCACGCCGCAAGCGCGCGCTGATACCGGAGATCCTCGCGTACCACCTCGAATCGGAAGCCGCAGAGATGGCGGTCAACTGGAAAGGCCGGAGGACAAAGCCCTTCGGAATCCAGAAGTAATGGAAGATCCGATCTACCGCCAGGCGGACATCGTGGCCTCGCGGTTCGTCAGCCGATTGCCGCAACATCTGAGGGCTCAAACGCATGACGATGCCCGGCAGGAAGCGCTGCTCGCCGCGCTGCAGGTGCAATCTCGGATCGATGCAACGATTTCAACGGGACGGCACTTCACCGAGCGTCGGATGATTGGTGCGCTGCTCGACTTCGCCAGGCGCGAGACCGGCGGCCGTCGCCGGCATTTGAAGTTTCCGCTGGAGCCGCTGCCGCTCCACTTGCCGGACGAAAGTATGTACCTCGATCGCAGCATTAAATCGAGCGAGGTTCGATCCTGGATACGCTTCCTGAGCGGCAACGAGGCGCGCGTCTTCGAGGGTTTGCTGGCCGATCTGGAATACCACGAGATCGCGGCATCGATCGGCTTATCCATCTCCCGGGTTGGGCAGTTGAAGAATTCCCTGGTGAAGAAACTCCAGAGACGCCTCGGAGCGTGCATGCAAGACGATCACGAAATTGACCGATTTATGGACGAAGGCTGTCCACACGACGTAGCCGCGCACAACGCGGCACTGACGTTACACGAATCGTTAGCGACCCCTCTCAATCCCCAGCGGTGTCAGAGCGGAAGCCTCGGTTCCGAGTAACAGGGCGGAGAGCCATCGGACCGGCCTTGACACCGGGTACCAGCTCTCCGCCTTCCACCATTTCTCTTGACTGGACCCACGACAATGAGCCCGGAAGTAGCCACGCAACTCGCCGATCACCACGCCCGCATTGAGGCGGTCGAGAATTCCCAGGAGCGGATTGAAGGGAAGCTCGACAAGCTCATCTTCGGCGTGTTCTTTGCGCTGCTCGGGATCGTAGTCCAGATCATTTTGAAGGTGAAGCCGTGACGTGCTTTGGAATTTTCGGTGTACTCGCCGGCATGCTGGCAGCGTTCGTCGCCGGTTTCTTCTTCGGAATGGTAATCATGCGCCCGGCCGACGATCCTCTCAGCGTGGAGCGCATGAGCCAACACCTGAAGGGCGATTCGGCTACGGCCGAGAAACAACAGCCTTTCTTTCCCGGTGAACCGGATGAACCAGTCTATGAAGGTCCTAACTGGGATCTTCCCGGCGTCGATCGCTGAATGGCACGGAAGAAGGAAGCAACAAAGTTTCGCCCGTCGCCACGGATGCGATTGTTCCTCGCGGCCATTCGGTTAACGCCAAGCGTCTCGGTTGCCGCCAAAGTGGCGGGAGTTAATCGGAGCGCCCATTACCGGACGCTTGAACGCAACCCGCTGTACAAGGCTGCATTCAACGAAGCGTATCGACTGGGAATTGAGGCGCTCGAAGACGAGCTCGTCCGGCGGTCTCAGCATGGCGTCAAGCGGTTGAAGCTGTATCACGGCAGCCCGGTCAAGATGCTGGAGGACCCGAACGATCCGGAAAGCCGCGTGGTTTATCACTACGAGGTCGAGTACTCTGACCAGCTCGCAGCGCTGCTGATGCGCGCGAAGAAGCCACTGGAATATCGCGATCGGGTGGAACACGAGCTGGGCGACAAGACGGTACGCAAGTTCGAGGGCACGATGGAAGACCTTCTGATGCTGTACCGCAATCTGACGAAGCCCTCTGGAGAAGACGAAAAGTGAAACTGCTATCTGCAATCGGCTCGTTTCTGAGCGGTCTGACCGGACTGTTCCGCGGGCGTGAGCCATTCGAACTGGACAAGCGCGAGCTTGAAAAACGGCCGTACATTAACAAGCAAGAGGCAATTACCCACGTTCACCGCGGCGGCCGGCATTCGGGAACGCGATCCTCAATTTTCTGTCCGTGCTGCTGGGTTAGCACCTCGAAGCGAGGCCTGTGCCTGAATCGCATGTGCGAGGCGTTCAACGGCCGGGAGGTTGTGACGCATCCCGATCTGCTGAGCCTTCGTCGACGCGTACGACTGGCCGCACAGAAACGATGGTTGCGAGGCGGTAAGGCGGCTCTCTGGGCGACGTAGCACCGTCCCTGACGCCGGCAGAAGCCGCGGCGTTAGTTCGTGGTTTCACTGATCACGAGAAGTTCTGCTCGCACCTGAAGATCCGGAACAAAGAGGGCCTCACGGTCCCCTACCGGATGTCGCCAGGTGGTTCGAAGCTCAACCGCATCATCGAGGGAATGCGCCGGCGGATGCAGCCGATCCGCGTCGTCTGCCTGAAAGCCTCGCAGGTCTGGATGACCAGCGCGGCATCGACCCAGATGTTCCGCCACGTCCCGTTCTTTCCGGGTCGGCGCGGCCTGGTGTTGGCGGATACCGAGCTTCACGCCGATCTGGTCTTCAGCTACTTCCGGCAGTACATGGAATCGTACGCCGAGAACCCATACGGCGCGGAGTACAACGCGGCGATCAAGCTGCCCGCGCTGCTGAAAGACACCGAGCGGTGGGTACGGTGGATCAACGAATCCAGCGTCCTGGTTCACACCGCGGGAAACGTCGACGTCGCGCGCTCGGCGCCGTTCAACTGGGTCATCTTGTCCGAGGCCGCTTTCTATCGCGACCTGGCCGCGGTGATGACCGGCCTCATGCAGCGCATTCCCAACTCGCCGGACTCCGGCCTGATCGTGGAATCGACTGCCAACGGCATGGGCGGCGACTTCTACGAGCTCTGCCGCCTGGCGATGGACCCGCGGAAGAAAACCGGCTGGGCGTTTCTCTTCTTCGCCTGGTGGGAGCATCCGGAATACCGGCTGAAGCCTGAGCCTGGTTTCAAGCTCATGCGCGACGAGCTGGCGGAGCTGCAGAAGTACAACCTGCACGTCGATCAGATCGCGTGGCGGCGGCGTCAGATTGAAACCGCCTGCGAAGGCAAGATCGAGCGCTTCCGCCAGGAATTCCCTGGCAACCCGGAAGAGGCCTTCGTCTCCACCGGCCGCACGATCTTCGACATGGCGGCGATCGCGCGCATGCCTGTGATTCGGGAAGCTGTTCGCGGCCGGCTGGAAGTTGTTGATGTCGGCGTAGAAAAGCGCGTGCAGTTCCGCCAGTCGGAAGACGGACGCGGCGAACTGGTGATTTATCGGATGCCGCAAAAGGGCGGCCGCTATGTCATCGGCGCCGATCACGCGGAGGGCATCGACCCCGGAGCGAAGAAGGGCGCCGGCGGTTCTGATCCGGACTACTGCTCGGCAACCGTAATGGATGCCGACACCGGTGAGGAAGTCGGCAAGATCAAGGAACGGTACGAGCCTTCGCCATGGGCGCAACGGCTGTACTGGTTGGGACGCTTTTATAACTGGGCGTTCATCTGCCCCGAACAGAAAGCCGTCGGCAAGGCTGTTATTGGCCACCTGTTGACCCACGACGATGATCACCCGGCGTATCCGCAAGAGCTGATCTACGCGAGGCAGCGCGATCCCAGTGACCGGCGCACGGCGTTACTGCAGGAGCTGGGTTACGACACCAACCCTGTGAGCCGGCCGATCCTGATTTCGAACCTGGACCAGGCCGTACGGTTGGGTGCGATCAAGGTGCACGATTCGGAGACGCTGCAGCAGCTCCGCGAGTTCGTCCGGAAGCCGAACGGCAAAGAGGAAGGGCTCAATCACGACGACGATGTGTTCGGCCTGGCGCTCTGCGTAGAAGCGCTTCCATACGCGCAGCGGGCCTTTGCTTATCGCGAGGCGCTGGAAGAACAGCAGGGAGTTCAGAAATGGAAGGCCGTGGATTACAGGAGGCGGAACAGACGCGATGATGACGACTAATCCCAATCTCGGCGACAACTACAGCGAGCTGGAGGTTTCCGCCCGGTATCGGTGCTCAGCCTGTCAGCTCGTCGAGGCAGTGACCTTCGCTGTGCCTCGCGGGCAAATCATTCCCTACCCAGAGCCGCCGGCGGGATGGAAGCGCGTCGGCCGCGAGTTCTTCTGCCCCAATCACGCTCTGCTGTTTTTGGTTGATGGCGTCCCCAAGGAAATGATTCTGTGACTGATCGCGACGGAAACCGCTCGAACCCTT